AACTGCATCTTTTTCGGTAATATCTTTTATTGGCATTGCACATATATCATGTGTATCCATTAATAAATAATAATCTTGAGGTTCTGTTGTTCCAAGAGGCATTGAATTACCATACTTCCAAGGCGGGTCAGCGTAAATTACCCTATATTTCTTATCCTTAACTTGTACATCTTGTTTTTCAAATGTTTCTCTAATTTCTTTTCTTTTTACTTCTATCTCCTCCTTTTTAATTTCCTTATATGCTTCATTGATTGACATTGTTCCAGTGTTCAATTTTTCCTTTATCTCTGGTGTAGCGGTCGCTTCAATTTTCTTTACTTTCCTAATTGTTTCATGCGAAACATTAGCAATTTTACCAATTTTATAATCTGTTTCATTTTCTTTTTTATTTTGTTCCCCAACTATTTGGGGAACAAAATCAGACTTTCTTATTTGGTTTTCCTTTGCTATTTCCTTGTAAATATCTTCAAGTTGAATACCTAAAATAGAACGTTGGTATGCAATTAAATTCCTTCGCCCAAACTGATTATTAATCATCCATTCTTTAACACGATTAATATTATCAAACTCCTTTTCAAGTGTTTCATAATTCATATCATGTTCTTGCGCAATCCTGTATCGGTTGTGCCCATCAATCAAAATGCCATTCCATGTTATTAATGGTTCGCGAATCCCTTCTTCAAGAATATTTCGTTCCAGCTGCTTAAATTCCTCGTTTGATAATGGGGGAATAAGGCTTTCAAGTTCTTGTAATATTTGCATAGGTAAAATAAAAAATGCCCAACGGTGGAAGGCGCTGGGCAAAGGTGAAACAATATTGTGTTGTTCCAGTTCCTTTTGAGTGACTTCCACACCATTCAAAAGGATATACAAATATAACCTATTTTTTAATATTTTCTACTTTACTTTTAAAATCGGGATTCCCGATTAAACTTTGCAATTTAATCCATACCAACAACTTTTCAGGCGTGGTATAAATTAGTGCTTTGTCAAGTGATGTTTTTAGAAAGTCGTTCATGATTCTTTTTCATTTTTATCTAAATAATTAACTAATTCATTATATTCCTCAATCCATTCAATTTTAATCTTTAATCTAGCATGATAATATCTGGCAATCGCTCCGCATATTTCATTAAACCTTTTAGCTTTAACGCGTTGGTCGTGAAAACTTTTAGGTATTAATCCTAAGGGTGGTTTGGTAGAATTATCTTTAATAAAATTATTAAATTCTAAGTCCGTCATAATTTGTTACGATTAATTATAATGATAAAAATCATGAATGCTATCATGATTAATTAATTCAACAATTTCATCTAAACTACCTTTTACCATCCAATATGTGCCATCGGTAAAAATAATAACAACGCATTTTCTTTCGAGATTGTAATATGCTTTTTTAACATTTACAGTCCAAAATGCGGCTGGTTCATTATCGATTGTAGTTACTTTAACGAATGGCATATTACTCTTTTTCGCTTAAAATAATCTTTTCAATTTCATCGTCTTTTTCGCTTAGCCAAATAGTAGGAAATATGCAAATAGGTGTTTCCCAATTTTCATCTTGATAAGCTACTATTATTTTATCTTTGCTTACGTAAGATTTTGTCTTATTTGTGTCAATCTTACCATACTTTTCAGGGTAATATTTTTGATAGAGCTCTAATATTTGAATAATCCGATTTATCCATGCTTTGTAATCTATACAAACAACGACTCTATTATTTTCCTCCATTAGCTTACTTTTTGTTGCTTCTTAAATTATAATAATCTTCGCGATTCTTTTTTTGCTCTAATATATCTCTAATTATTGTTTCATCATCTTTAGTTAGCCATTGAATATCAATGTAACAGTAAACATCTTGATAAATAGAATTTATATTACTTACAGTCAATGTAGTTTGATTGTCGTAAATAAATACAATATCCTCAATGGCAATATCCGGATATAGCTCTGGGTCTTCTTGATGAAATAGCATACATATACTAATGATTCTATTTCTTAACTTTTCATGCTCAATAAAATAATTTTTGTAATCGTTCATATTTTTTGGTTTTTGTTTTTTTAAAAAAGTAGTAAGGATTTTAACCCTTACTACATACAACATTGTAAACTAATACACTCAACTAAACAAGTTCTTTTCGGCTTTGATTCTATGGTATCTGGCATTGGAGTATTCCCTTAACCTCTCTTTATTTTCTTCATAACGTCTCTGAACCTTTGCAATCTTTTCAGCTTTCTTTTCAGGACTTAAAGCAGCGTATCTCTTTCTCTGATATTCCAATATTTTAGCTATTTGGTAAGCAGGCATTAGCTTTCTGTATTCTTTCTTTCTTTCAGCGTTCATATTAAAATGGTAGTTCTTCGTCAAGATTAAGTTTTGTTTTCAATTCCTGTACAGCTGGATTATTTAGAGGATTCGTATAACCAGTTAGTGTGGCAGGATTGCTTTCATTACTTCCATTAGGCTTACCACCAAATTCTAAACTATTTACCATACAACGAATAACAGCCTCTGCTGCTCCAGTGTTTTTGTTTATGTAAGCGTTAATGCCTCCCGATCCTTCTACGACTACAAAAGTTCCCTTTAAAATGTGAGGCGCCAACTTACTACCACGTTCACCCCAAATTGAACACGTCACCCAGATTACTTTCTCCGATGGATTTGGGCCATATACCTTTTCCGTGTGTGCAACGGAAAAGGAACATACAGTATTATCACCAACGCTCTTTACTTCAGCATCATTGCCTACTCTACCGGATACAATAAGTTTAATCATTAGGTTTGTTTTTATAATAATTATTCAATAAAGATTCAATTACTAATATTATTCCAGGCAATATAAAATAACTAAAATGAATGTCAGTATAATTTGTTGCTTTGGCTAAAAATAATAACCAAAACACAATTTCTGCAACACTTGTTTTTTCCAACATAGGGGGTAATGTTAAATGATAAAATAATTATTTGTCAAAAATACAAAAATTATTTTAATAAAATAGTTTTTTATAAAAAATAATGTATATTTGCATAAAATTATTAACTATGGCTGCTAAGAAAAAAAACGTAATGATGTCAGAGGAAACTCATTGTAAACTTATGGAGATTAGAATGAGAGTATATAGGACACAGGGGCTACTCTTAACTATGGAGAAATCTATTTTGTATCTTATAGAAAATCAAAAGGATTAAAAGATAATTGTTTTTTGACTGTATTTGAAGCCGTGATGAATTGTCACGGCTTTTTTATTAAGGGGTAGTATGTTAATCACCATAATTATACTGATTACTAATTACTAAAATCAATAACATAAGTACTGGGGCATATATACAATGAAATAATTTCACCATAACAATTTATGTAAAATCATTATTACGGTAGGCTATTGTTCAAATGGGGTAGGGGCTATTGCTGATGGAAAACACCAGGAATTTGGGAAAATGCAAAATCATTTTTGGAAATGGTTAAATTAGACACAAAATGTCAAACGTATTTCTGTCAAAACATATTTTAAACCCAAGTAATTTATCTATATGTATAGGCATATATCTATTGGTAAAACCTATAGCTATTGCAATTAAAATGTAATGAGTATTTGTTTTAATTTATGATACAAACTATTTTGATTGTTTATGCAAAAGTACGGTTAAATCGTAACGTTTTAATTTGTCAGCAAATGACAAGTATTTTAATCACAAACTTTATAAAACAAACAAAATAAATTTTATAAATTCCTGCACAGATTATTACAAAATTCATTAAAAAAAAATGTGTAAAAAGCAAAAATTAATTTAAAAAAATAAAATTTAAATTTTTTAAAATTTTTTAAAAATTTTTTTTTGAAAAATAAAAAAAACGGAAACCTCCAAAACAGCAGCCAAAAAAAACTTTCGCCGCCGCCGCCGCCGCAGATTCGCGGTCGGAAAAAAAATTTCCCCAAAATTTTTGGGCATCAACGGGAATGACGCAAAGTTTTTTAGCGCTTAGCGCTTCAAGCGCAGAAAGCGCAATAAGTCCTACCAAAAAGGTAGGGTTTCCTTTTTTGGAAACATTTGTGAGTTTTTTTTAAACCCTACTAAATTAATAGGGTTTATTTGTCCTATTAAAAAGGTAGGGTTAATTTTGGGCCTTCCAGGTTTCTGATTTTAAAAAAAAGTCCTATCAAAATAGTAGGATTAATTTCCTACCTGGAAAGAAATTTTTTAAAAATTATTCAGGTTAATTTTTGTAGCCGTCGTTCTCATAGCAAAAAAAAATAATTAAAAAAAAAATAAAAAATATTTGCATTTATAAAAAATTTATGTAGATTTGCATATCAATTTTTTTTTAAACAGTCAAAAACAAAACAAGATGACAGCTTTACAATTTAACGCAAGACAGTTTTTTTTAGAAAACTATGATTTATTCATGGATTCCTATTTACAGGGTAATTCAAAATTTATTCATAGGATTTTAGAACACGAACTACTATTTATTAATTTATGCCTTTATTTACAAAAGGGTAATTTAGTAGATTTTTTATTCATGCAGCAATGTTTTAATGAGTCAATAAACGACTTTAAAAAAGAGATGCAAGAATATTTTTCTTAACAATCAAACCAGCTGGCTAACAACCGGCTAATTTTTAAAACAGTCAAAAACATCAACAAAAATGAAAACAACAAATTTTAAAACAGTTGAGGAGATTTATTCAGATATTAAAGAAAATATCTTAAATATGTCATATAGTGAGATTGTAACATTGCATAATGAGTATTGTAGAAATATGTCATATTATGATGATGAAATTTTTGACAATGACCCTTATATAATTAATGAGATGTTTTCGGATACATTTAAGGCCTTGCAATGTATGTTTTTTGGTGAATATAATCCGAATCATGATTTTTTTAAATTCGATGGTTATGGGAATTTAGAAAGTATTAATGATTATGATATACTAGATTATATTGATATTAAGGGAATTGTATTGCATATTTTCGAGGATCCTTATAATTATGTAGATTTTGTAAATTTTTTAACTCCTGAATATTTTGAAAATATTGAATTGTTAAAATAAGATTAAAACAAATAACCAGCCGGCTAACAACCGGCTAATTTTTAAAACAGTCAAAAACTAGAAAAATGTACAAAGTAGTTAGTAAATCAATGTATGGTATAGAAGTCATATACGAAACAAAAGATTTAAGACAAGCTAAAATTTTAGCTATCGAATATTCCTTAGCTTTTGGGCCTGAATTCATAATAAGGATTAAAAAAAATGGTTCTTATTTACCTATTAATTTTTATAATTTATAATATTTTTTAAACAGTCAAAAACAAAAAAAAATGACAAACTCAATTTTAACAGCAATTAACCCAATTGCAGCAGCTTTTGAAGCATTGGCAAAAAATGCAGCCGATAGAAAAGCTTATGATTTTTTAGTGGAAAATTACGACGCTGATTTAATTAAAAGCGAATTAATTAATTTTTCAAAAAAATATTTACTATCTACAGTACAAAGCGAAATCGAATCCTCAAAAAAGTACAAAAGAAAATTAATGTCTTTTGAAGACCTGGTAAAATATTTAGTTAAAAATGTATGTTCTAAAGATGACTTAAGACCGGCGATGAATAGCGTATATTATGATCAAGAAAATAATAATTTAGCCGCTACCGATGCCCACATATTAATCAAATTACCTATTAAAAATTTGCCTATATCTGATAAATTAGATAATATTTGTAGTATAGATAATATTAATTATACTTTATATAATTACCAGCAAAATAGTTTTAAATTAAATAAATACAGCGACTTAATTAATGAAGAAATTTGTAATAAGTATCCTGACTATGAAGCCGTATTACCTAAGGAAAATTATACGGATTTTTCTTTTTTTGGCATTAATCCATATTTATTTAACGGCTTAAAAGTTATTAATAAAATAGCCAAAAAATTTAAAATTATTCAATTTCCTATAAAGTTATCTTGTTTAGAAAATAAGGCATTCCTAAATTTAAGCTTACTTTGTAGGTATATTGATTTACATCAAAAAATTTATGGTAACTATACTTATATGTGTTTTACAAGGAACACAAATAACGAATCTACAATGCTATATAATGTAGATTATTGTGGTACAGCTCGTTTGTTAATTATGCCATTAATTATCAATGAATCAGAAACCAGCGTTTTAGATCTTAACTTATAAAAATGAATTATGAGAAAGATTGAATTATTTGTTACCTATATTCTTTTAGATTTTTATTATTACCTTATTATTTTTATTATAGTTTATTTCATTTATACAAAAGATAAACAAGCGAGAAAAATAATGAGAGATAGAAACAAAGTAGAGTAAATTTTTAAACAGTCAAAAACTAATATTATGAAATTTTATGTTCTAATCGAATTTAACGGCAAAGGATCTGGCGAAGCCGTAAAAATGTCACACGACAAAAAGGCTATATTGTCAGAACGTGAATATACATTTACTGTAAAGCAAGCAAAGGTAAAATATTATTCTAACTACTTTTTTGCCTTAAATGTCCCTTGTAGTGAGATACACATTTATAAAAGTGAGAAACAATATAAGCAAGGAAAAGAACCTGTAAATATTCTCTATTATTATTAACCAATAAAACCCGGCTAACTACCAGGTTAATTTTAAACAGTCAAAAACAAAAAAAAATGCATAAAAATGTAGATAATCTTAAAGAAACATATAAAGCAATTTTAGGGATAATAAAGTTGATAGAAAATAATAACAAATTTACTTTGAATCAAAAAAAACAAATATTAAGTTATTTTCTCGAAAGAAAGAAAATAATTTTAAACAAATTACAAAAATTTTAAAACAGTCAAAAACAAAAAAAAAGGTATCCTAATTTATTTTAGGATACCTTTTTTTATTTGCCTTATATCTTTCTTATTACCTACCTTAAAGCTATTCAGATAACTAATATTATCTAAATAGCTTTCTTATTACCAGCAAGCAAGGCAAGTAAATTTATCTCATATATTGAATGTAAAGAACGATAATTTATAACAAAGGTATAACACTACATTTAAATAAAGATAGCTTACATTCAAAATATAGCGTTTATATCAATATTATCCGCTTTTAGTTAATTAGCTTTAGATTATTACTATTTACCCTTATTTAAGCCTGAAAACAAGCAAAATAAGGCAAAAAAAAGCGAAATAAGGCAAAAAAGGCCTATTTTGGCCAAAAACCCTATAAACCCTATCGGACAAGTAGGGTTTCAAAGGCCCGGGGAGGGTCAGGCCGATTTTGGCACGAAGAACCATAGATCGGAAGAGCGT